GGGAAGAAACCACAGACCCACGCAATGCCGAAGATTACGACACTTGGTCAGTCGGCATGGAACCCATCCCAGGCGACACCACTTGGGGACGAAGAGAAGAGCATCAGAAAGTTGATGATGCTCTATGAGCAACGCATCAATGCCATGTATAGACAAAGTGTAGACTTTTAACTACGAGGGCCTGTTGGCCCTCTTTTTTTGGGGAACTAGCAGGAACAGTATTGCAAAAGAAAAAGGCCAGTAGCCGAAGCCACCAGCCTTTCTCTTACGAGCCTCCGATAATGACGCTCCCCAACGATACAGGGGGAAAGGATGCCTTGCAGGAACCACGCGATCCCGGACAGTCCTTACGGAAAGTCCCATCCTTTCATCACCGTCCACCCTTGCGGCTCCAGAGGAGGAGGCGTTAAGCCTCAGGACCGACTCGCTTGCAAAGCATAGCACGCTTTCGGCCGGCCCCTAAAAGCCAGAATCTGCTACGATGCACGTTGCTGACCAGGAGACTGGCAGCCCTTGGTAACTTTCTTTTCCTAACAAATGCTGAAACTTACTTTTCTTTCTGCTCTCGCTGCATTGGCTTTCTGGCCAGGATCAGTGGGGGCTTCTTCGTCGCGTCAATGCTCACAAGCTTCGTTCTATGGGGAGGGTGATGGTTTTGCATGGCAGACCATGGCTAACGGCCAAGCCATGGACCCCTATGCAATGATCGCCGCCCACCCATACTTGCCATTCGGCACTCGACTGCGCGTGGTGAACCAAGACAATGGCAGGGCAGTGACAGTGCGAATTACGGATCGCGGTCCCTACGTTGGTGGCAGGAGCCTTGACCTTAGCTACGGAGCGTTTGTGCGCATTGCCAGCCCCTCCCGAGGCGTAGCTAACGTCTGCTTCTCGGCAGCATAGGCATTCGCTATTCGCGAAGAACGAACGGAGCAGGCTCAACCACTGCTCCTTTTTTTGTGCTATCTTTTGGGAGTCATCCGATGGGATGATTCCACGTTCACGTTCGCGAAGCGTCCTGTGCGGTTACTAAAGAGCAAAGGGCAACGTTATTTGATCTGGCTTTCACAAAATGGACATTGTGCCATTTGTGGGGTTTTTGTTGATTGCAACGAAAACTATCACATTGACCATATGAAAGCATGGTCCAAAGGCGGCGCCACTGAACTTTACAATCTCCAGCTTCTTTGCCCCTCCTGTAACCTCAGGAAAGGGGCACGCGATCTTGAAGAACCCTGCAGTAGTGGCTGCACTTCACTTTTGCGATTTCCTAATGAAATTCCCAAACCTTAAGTTTGACTACGACGACGCTGGGCGGATTGAATTGCTTCAATTCGTTGACGCCATCGTAAAGAGGTATGTAGACGATGAAGATTGCACTGGCGTGCTAACTCCTCCTCGATCAGGCAAGGCCACTGTGGTGTCTTTGTCTGCATTGGAACTGCGAAATGCCGGGGCTCCTTTTGTACATGCAGTGACCCCCTGGAAAAACCTTGCAGATCAATTGACGTCTTCCGAGAAAATTGAAAAAACTCTTCAATTCTATGGAGCCCGTGGCTACAAGGGTGAAATTACCACTGACTCTTTGTCGAGCATTTCTCATCACAAATATTGGCAGTATGGTCAAGGCAAAGCTCCGACCCTTTTGGCTTCTACGATCCATCTTATCCATAGCAATATTTCTATAGTTGAGCAGGCGATTCGCTACGCCTATGAATCCACAGGAATGAGGCCCTGCTATATCATTGACGAAACTCAACTGGTGGGGCAAGAACGTAAATGGTACGACACTGCCAGCAGGTTACTTGACGCTGGTGCTTATGTTGTTGCCATGACTGGCACTGAAGTTCGTAGCGATAAAAAGCTAGCGTTTGGCTTTACTTATGAACCAGTTATTGGTGTAAATCCTACAGAAAAACGGTCGTCCGTATTCAAAGGTAAAACCACTTCTGAAGATGGCATTGAAAAGTACGAAATCGGAGTGGGTTCGTCTGTTACCACTGAATACAAAATTCTTCCCATTGGAACTGAGCCTGTTTATATCGCCACTGCTTTTGAACGTGGATGGTGTGCTCCATTAGAAATTCAATTATTTGATTTTTCCTTTAAGAAGGGTGACGGAAATGAAACGTTAAATATAGGCAATGCAAAGTCAGTACAACTGCAGGGCATTATTGCCCACTTGCTTCAAAGTGATGAATGTATTACAGCTTCTGTCCGGCTTTTTTTGAACGAACTGGCACGTCGTCGTCAAAACCCTGAGACAAAGGATGCAAAGGGTATGTTTATAACTCTTTCAGATTCAGACCACTTGATTGCAAAAGGCGACAAGCTAAAAGATGAGCGTGCCAATTATCATGCCAGGCTAATTAAAAAAGAGTTGAAGCAACAACTCTCAGCTCTTAATCCTGAGCTTCGCTCTTTACTTGGGCGCATGAATATAGAGATTTGCACATCTACTGATTTGAATGGAGAGCCAGATCAAAATGCTGCCAATAAATTGCATTTGTTCACTCGTACTTCTATCGACGAAGAGACCGGTGACGATCCTATTGACGTATTACTGGTGAAGAACATGGGAGTTGTTGGGCTTGACGTGCCAGAGCTTAAGGTGATGGTCGATTTAAGTAATCTGAGTTGCTGTAGTCCTAAGATTCAAGCCAATTTAAGGACTACCACCGTTTGGCTGGACAAACAAGTAAACGCCACTAACATTCTTCCTGAACTCCCAGAAAACCGAAAGTTTGCAGAGCAATGTGGAGCATGGGGCGGCAATGTGAAAATCTCAGAGTTTACCGAAGAAGAATGCAAGGTGGTCAATTTTGAGACTAAAACACCGCCAGAGATTGAAGTGGTCAAAGGATCTGCATATGTAGCTGGATACTATGACAGCCATGGCAAAGTGACCATTGGCGACCACGAGCAAACAATTAAGGCAGTTCGACGCAAGTATCCTGTGACTCATATACTGACTGTTTCGCAGATTCTTGAGACAATTAAAGCCGGTGGTTTTCCTTTGGATGACAATGACTACAAGGATCCTGGCCCTACACCTAAAGAACAAGTGGTAGTAAACGATAAGGTAAAAATTGTAAGCATTGGGGCTAGGCGTGAGAAATTAAAAAAAGATCGCCCATTCGGTAAAACCGCCCAAGACTTAACTAGCAAGCTTGTTTCTTATTCCACGGACAAGACTCTTTGGATTGAAACTTATAAGAAGCTTGTTAACACAACAAAATTCTATAGCGGAGTACCAAAAGGTCAAAGCGTAGAAAACATTACGGACCCGGAAATCCTTTTGTCTCTCGTTGACAACTTAGATCGTTCTTATGAAGAAATGAAACTGTCTAGGGGTTGCAGTTAATGACTCTTAAACTTAACCGCAACGGAAGAATTGTATTCAATCCTCTACTTGGTCCTTACAATTCCTACCCCGAAGGCAGCGAACAGTGGCACGTTGCGTTTAGTCGTAGCGTGCAATCAGAGTTCGACAGGATGCAGTTTGCTCATCCAAAAGACTTTGCAATGCTACTTGTTAGGGCCGTTAACACTGATTACCGCCCATGGGAACATTGGCCTTTAGAAGCTAATGAAAGCCCTGATAAATACTTCCGTTTAGTTATTGGCTGCTCATGGGACGAAGCTCGTCGTCTCGTGATTGGCCAAGGCGGGAAGGAGGGGGAGCAATGGGTGAGAGTGATTGATGGGGCTTTGCAGGAGTGGGAGGCTGAGAATCGGAAACATGAAGCCCAGTCCAGGAAAGGCGGGAGGTTTGCCGATGGAAGTGTCACTTCCGACGGTAACGACCGCGACCACACCCAGTCCCGAGGCATCCGTCGCCGCATTCAAAAACGAGCCATCGCAGGGGACGATCAAGCCCAAGCAATCATCGCCAAGCTCGCCACTGGTGAACTCTCTCCAAATGCAGCAGCAATTGCAGCAGGCATGAGGGAGCAATACATTCGCATTTCCCCATCGCCTCCCAAGGCCGCCAAGGGACTTATTGCCAGGCAAGGCAGGGAATGGTGCCTCCAGCTCCTAGAAGAGCTTTCGGAGCTTATCCTATGAAAGCTTGACGGCAGGCAGTCCAGACCTTAGATTGGTTCTGGAAGTTTGAGGGGCCGCGAGGCCCCCTTTTTTCCGGCAACAATGGGAAAGGGAATTAGTTGTTTTCTACTGGCGACATCGTGGACTTAAATGATGGTAACTTTGGCTGGCGAGGCAAGTACATTGTCATGGTAAAGAAAGTGGAAACGCCATTGATTAAAATCAAGAACTTAGGCACTGGTTCGCAACAGTTTGTTCGTGCTGAAAGCTTGCGCAAAAGCCGCTCGTCTCAGTTCTTTCTGAACATTTGAAGGCTTAAGGTCCGGCCGTGTAAAGTATTGTTACAAAAGCCCCGTAAGATCCGGCAGGCTCTGTAACGTGACCAAGTTCAATCAACTTATTATGAGCACCACTAAGTCGTCTGCTTTGACTATTGTCTCGGCCTGGATTGTCATCTTGCTGGCAGTGCTGATACAAGCTACGCCACAAGACGATTTCAAAGCTTTCAAAGCCTGCACAGCAGACCATCCCGAACGGTACTGCCGTTCTGTCCATTTGCAGAGCACCAACGAAGATTAAGGAATGTTACGAAAGGGCTGGCAGCGGCTCTTTTCCTTTTATTGTCGTTTCAACGGGAGCGAGAGCTTCCACCTTTCCACAAAACCATGACTGCTTTCGCCATTGCATTTTCTTGGAAGCTGCTGCTGCCTTTGTTGGTAGTGGTGGCCTTGCTCGATTTACTCACTGCCAGTGACGAGCGAAAGGTGGGCCTGCTGCGCAAGCAAGGCATGTCACAACGTGCCATTGCTGGCCGGCTTGGCATCAGCCGTCATGCCGTGGCCAAGCTTTGTAAAGCTTTGTAACAGAACGGCTTTGCTGGGCCTGTTCGGTTTTATTGTCTTCTCAACGGGGCGCGAGCCCCTCCTTCGTTTTCCAGTCATGACCTTCGCTTCCCCTGTCAAGACCAACGGCGGCTTCTCTGCTCATCCTTGCGATGACCTGCAGGAGTGGTGGGAGATCGTAGAGGCTCCCCAGGAACTGCTCCTAGAAGAAAGTGAGTTTGTCATCGTGAGCCGTCTTGGCATGCGCCGCATCTGCAAGCTCACCGGCAACACCCGCCGCATGGGCTCCTGGAGGGCTGCAACGATCACCACCTTTGACGTGGATACTGTGGTGAGACCATTGGAAGATGGCACGCCTGCCATGTGGGGAGTGCGAGGCGAGAAGTTTGCTGGCACTTGGGCGATCACCCTCCTGGCACTGAGCGATCACCTCTTCATGGACGGAGCGTTCAAGATTGTGGCAGTGTGAAGCTTTGTAACAGAGGGGCCGACAGCGGCACTTCTTGAGACTATTGTTGTTTCAACGGGCCAAGAGGTCCACCACCAGCAAGACCATGCGCGAAACCGTCTACACCATTTACACCGTTGATCTTGCCACCAACGCTCCCATTTATCAGTGCGAAACCATTCACCAGGATCAAGCCGAGTCTGAAGTGGACAGACTCAACGACAACATGGCACGAGCTGGCATGACTTGCACCGCTTACTACACCCCTTAAGTCATGAACCGCGCTGAAGGCCATCGCGAAAGCCCCTACCTTGCCAAGCTTGAAGCTGACCGCCAAGCCCAACACAGTGGCTATGGCATCAGAAAATTTCATGCTGCTGATGGCATCATCAAGTGGGAAGCCTATGGGTGGGAGCGTCTCACGGAACTAACCACACATTGCACTTCCTACGCTTTGTTTGACCACAAGTGGGAAGCTGAACAGTATTTCTACAACATCACCAAAGGTTGATACCATGGCGACTTTCCCCACGCTCCACCTCAACGGCTCCGGCAAGATCACCCTTCGCGATGAGTACGCTGCTGCATACGATGCCATCGACAAGGCTATCGACGCTCTGGCTGCTGCAACGCTGAATGGTCGGGATTACTACCCGCAAGCTGATGGCGCCTACTACCAGGCACGCAGCGAGCGCGATGCAGCATTGGACCAGCTTCGCAAGGCACATGAGTACGCAGGTGAGATGCTTGCTGGCATCTGCGACCAAATGTGAAGCTTTGTAACAGAGGGCCGGCAACGGCCCCTCGTGCCTTTATTCTTGTTTCACCGGGCCGAGAGGTCCACCACCGCTGCATCCCAAATCATGAACACTCCTCTCGCCATGCTCAACTCTCCTGCTGCTATGGCTTTCAGGGCCATGCGCCTGGCCAATGCCAAGGAAGATAATGATGACACTGCAGGAATGCTGCGCCTTGTGGAGGCGGCTAGCAAGTTTATGGAGTTGCCTGGGTACAGTTATGACGAGTTTGTTGAGCTGGGTGGAATGGGGTGATTGTTAAGCATTGTTACTGAGGGCTGTTACCAGCCCTCTTTGGTTTTATTGTTCATTCACCGGGCCGAGAGGTCCACCACTTGCTTCAAAATCATGATCTGCATGGGACTGCCAATCGGAACGCATCACAGGGGCGAAGGCTTTTATGGAGGAGCCTTCTCTGACGCACTTGCCTGCCCGCTGGCATCGGCATTGACCGATCGTGCCAAGCCGCATCACACAGCCATCCGACGCTATTGGGCGCCCATCGGCTCCAGGAGCGCCATTGACTGGGTGGCCGAAGACGGCAAGCGCTACATCAGGAGTTAAGTTTTGTAACAAGGGGCCAGCAATGGTCCCTCCTGCTTCTATTGTTGTTTCACCGGGGCGCGAGCCCCTCCTTCCTTCTCATCCATGACCCGCACCAACTGCCCTCTCTACGGCGATCTCACCAAGCTCAGCGACCATGCCCTGGAAAATGCGTTCAGCGTTTGTGAGCTCCGCCAACATCTGCCTGAATGGCAGGAGGCTTTCGCTTTGATTCAGCAGGAAAATGCTTACCGTTGGGACAATGGGGGCAAACAAAAGTTCCAGGAAATGCTGAACCTGGAATTTGGTGATCGCGCAGTGCAACTGTAAAGTTTTGCAACAAGGGGCCTGCCAGGGCCCCTACAATCTTCTTTTTCCTCCCATGGAAACCTTCGACGTTATCATCACCGACCCACCATGGTCTTACTACGGCGCTCAAGACAAGATGGGGGCCGCCGGTAAAGAGTATGACACTATTACTGACGCGGAGCTTCTTGCATGGAAGTATCCTCTTTCAAAGAATGGCCTGTTATTTATGTGGGCAACTTGCCCTCGACTTAACTTTGCCATGGATTGCATAAAAGAGCATGGTTTGTATTATCGAGGCGTTGCCTTTGTATGGGTGAAGACTAAGCAAGATGGTTCTCCCATTGGCGCTCAAGGCGTGAGGCCTTCAACAGTAAAGCCCGTGGTGGAGTTGGTGCTAGTTGCTTCTCCCAGAATGATTGGCCGCCCATTGAAACTCCACAATGAAGCCATCCGGCAAATTGTATTTGCTCCCAAAGGGGAGCACAGCCAGAAGCCTGAAGAAGTGCAGGACCGCATTGAACTAATGTATCCTGACGCAACTAAGGCAGAGTTCTTCGCACGCCGTCAGCGCAGTGGCTGGCAATGCTTCGGCAATCAAACGGATAAGTTCAAAGATCACCAACCATCAAACCAATGAGCCTTCCCACTGTTCGGACTTACCAAGACAACGGGCCTTATTTCGCGCCAAGCAAAGGCTGCTACCAAGCAGCGAGCATCAGCGACGTGCTGCGCCACTGCAGGCTAGCCATGGCTGATGGTGAGCACGTGATTGGCATGTTCGATGCAGAGGGCGCTTGCAGGGGCATCTGGGAGGACTGCACGGAGCCTGAGAACGATGGGGAAGACGGCTGGTGCTTCCCGCCCCGTGTTTACGATCTACTGCGGCCCAATGGCTACCGTCCCAAGCACTTTGCTTCTCTCGTGGAGATTCTCAAATGATTGTTTTATCAATTGATTGGTGGATGTACGACGAGGAGATTGAGGCTATCAAGGTCCATGCCATGATCGAAGATGCCGTGATGGAGAGCGCCACTTACGATGGCCCCGAGATCTACCGTGCTGGCCTCTGTGAGGCCATCATCATGACGGACAAAGCCAACTGGCCTAAGCGCGAAGTGGACCAGGTTCGCTGGCTTGAAGACTGCCACACTGAATGGACTCTTATCAATGATGGAGGATGGTGATGCTTTAATAGAACAATGGCAAAAAACAAAGCTCAAACTATCTTCTTCTTCAAATGACCGTCATTGCCATTCTGCCTCCTTCGCTGCTGTGGGCAGCTTCATTGTCTGCCAGTAACGATGGTGCTAAAGGACCACTTTGCGCCATTGATATTCGCCAATCAGAAGGGAAAATCCGCATCGCTGCAGTGGATGGCCATCGCTGCTTTCGCTGCTACGTTCCCATTGGTTCGTTCTTTGTGCCAGAGGAGCCCATCAGGCTCAGCCCAAAGGCCTTTAAGGCTCCGACCAAGCAAACCATGACAGTGGAAATTGATGATTCAGGGCTTGCCTTCTTCAAGAACAAACTAGGGCAAATAACAAGCTCCGCATCTTGGCTGCCAGACCCTTGGGCAACAAGCGAACAAACATTTCCTGATATTGATCAAATATGGCCAGACGATAAAAGCTTGTCCTGCTGCCCCAACGAATTCATTGCCATTAATGCTGCCTACATTGCAGACTTCGCCAAGATAGCAACAAAGCTCAGCGCTAGTGGCATCATCCGTATGTTTTCTGATAAATCAGCTAGCCCAATGGTATGGCGAACATTGGCAGACAACTATTGGCTAAATGATCAAACTGGAGAGACTTGGCTTGAATACTTGCTTATGCCTTTGTTTGTGCGGAGGGAAGCATGATTCTTGTTGATTTCTTTCCTGAAGACTGCTGCAAAGGCACTGAGCTGATCGAAGGGTGGTACTGGCATGAAGACGATGGGGAAAGCCTGGGAGGGCCTTATGAGAGCCAGGAAGCGGCTTGTGAGGCTGCTAGGAATGGAGAGGGCTGGCACAGCGTTAAGCCTTTGGCGAACTGAAAGCAAAAGCCAGTCGTGCACTGAGCATGGCTGGCTTTGTATTGACAAAATTTGGAACTAGCTGAGTTGGTATAGTAAAAAATTGGAACTAGCTGGTTTGGTATAGTAAGAATGATTCTCATTTTACCTGGCGATAATGATTCTCATTCTCACTCATCCTCTGAGAATGATAATGATTCTCATTCTCACTCATCCTCTGAGAATGATAATGATTCTCATTCTCAC